AACTTATGTCACTCGCCTTGGTTAATCCCAAGGCTGGGTTCTCGCTGTACCTTAAACAGCTGCGGGCCGTCCTGGTAGCTACAGGACTTGCCCGCTGGTTGCCCATGGTGGGGCTTGCGGGGGCGGTGGTGGTCGCTGTCCGGGCGTACGCGGTTCTTTCCCGTACGCGGCGCGTCGTTCTGATGGAACGCTTGAGGAGAAATATGGCTCTCGCTCGTGAACGGTTTGAAGACACTGGTGACTCAGATGTCGAAACTGATGACGAGGCGGAGGATGTTTCCCTCAACCCACTCGACGAGGAGTCTGATGAGGATTCCGGCGAGGGTGGAAGTGGTGCTACGAGTGTAGGTAGTATCAAGGGTGCACGCATGAAGCGCGACGGTCTCTATATCTCCGAGGTCGCTGCTCGCGTGCACATTCAAATGGGTGGTCGACCTGTCCAACAGGCTCAACTACGTGCCGCGCAGATACTGGCGGGACGTATGATGTTGGAAGATGGACATAGGCCAACCCATGTGGAACGTGATCTTCCGTTGGTGATGATGTTTGTGCTTAGCCCCACTCGAGTCGAGGAGGACTTGAAGGAATGGCAGGCATCATACTTCGCCGACAGCCCCAGTAGGCACTCACAGGATTGGTGGGCCTTCTGGGGCAGCAAGACTGCGTGATGGTGCCCAGAGTTCAAGGCCGGGTTTGACTCCCTACCGCGTGTCACTATTGAAGAAATTCAAGACGTTGTGATAGCGGGGGGTCAGACAGTCGTCCGGTTGAAGAACACTGGGTATCAAAAAGCCCGAGTCCGCAGGTTGGTGAACTTGCATCCCCTGGGTGGGGGAGAGGACTGGGGCGTCCACAACAACTCGATGTGTAACATTGAGAGGGCCCTAGTGGAGCGGGTCTTCACCGTCAAGGGTGAGGGGGGGGTGCAGGTACCCCCGCCTCTACCTGCGATGGGTGTGCTAAATAAACGGTTGAAGAATTTTCGCCGCAAGCTACTGCATTACTGCAACCGAGTGGTGGAACTTTCCACGGAGCAATTCGTCGAGGGTTACACTGGTCGCAAGCGGAAGATGTATCAAGCAGCGGCGGATTCACTACTGGACAAGCCGATCAGGAGAGCTGATAGCTATATCCAGAGTTTCATCAAGGATGAGAAGACGAATCTCACCCGGAAGGATGATCCATGTCCAAGGATCATCCAACCCCGTTCAGCACGCTTCAATGTTGCCATTGGCAAATACCTGCGACCGATGGAGAAGGAAATATTCCGTGGGATTGCACGGATTTTTCGTGGACGGACGGTCATGAAGGGGCTCAACGCGGACCAGAGAGGGGCCGAGTTGAGTAGGAAGTGGAAAAGATTCCGAAATCCCATCGCGTTGTTACTAGATGCTAGTCGTTTCGACCAGCATGTGAGTTATGACGCTATACGTTGGGAACATGGTATACTTGAGGCGCTCGCAGTCTATAGAGACGAGCTGCGCCGCCTGAACATACTTAGGAAGATGAACACTTGCTATGCGCGCACTCCTGAAGGTGGTTTTAAATATAAAACGAAAGGGAAGAGGATGTCCGGCGACATGGACACCGCTCTCGGTAACTGCCTTCTCATGTGTGCGATGACGCACTCCTTTATGACGGACCTTGACATTGGGAAGTTTGAATATATGAATGACGGTGATGATGGAGTACTCATATTTGAAGAGGAGGATCTCGAAGAGGTCCTAGCATCATACGAGCAATATTTCTTGGAACTTGGATTTACTATGAAGCTGGAGGGGATAGCCCGCCAAATGGAGGACGTGGACTTCTGCCAAGCTCGCCCCATCTTTGATGGAGCGAACTGGCGGTTTGTGCGCGACCCTCGTGTTTGTGTGGACAAAGACTCCCTTTCACTCCGAGGCTTAGTCAGCCCCGCTGAGTTATCCAACCTGAGAAATAGCATAGGATGGTGCGGTCTCGCCCTTGCGGGTGACATGCCGATCTTTGGTGCATATTATGGCACCATGATTAGTGGGGAAGACCCTGGTATGGAATTCACCACTGGTATGCAGTTCTTGGCCAAAGGTATGGCGGCCAAGACTAGCGAACCTACGCAAGAGGCGCGGTTATCTTTCGATAGAGCGTTCCACATCTCACCCGACGACCAAGTAGCTCTTGAAAACCATATTCGAACACTACCAACGGGTCTAATGACCACCGCTGTCCAGGTTGATTTGTACTCAACATTTACCTACACATTATTACAACTATAGTACAAAACAACACCATCGCACCAACTCTAGAACAACAACTACTACGAATTCCAACAACATGACGAAATCCAAGAGAAACACCAAGAAGATTGTCTACACTACTGGTAAACCCTCACGGCAAAACCGTGGGAGTTATGGTTTCACGACCTCGGAGCAGGACCTGGTCCAACTCCATGGTTTATCAAACCCGTTTAGTCCCCACGCAAGGGGGTCAAAACTACCTGATAGTGACTCCTCTAAGAGTGTCCCGGTTAGTCTTGTCAACCGTTATACTCGGACTGCTGACGCCAACGGCAACATTGCTGTACGCTTCAGGCCCGATCTTGCTGCTCACACAAACACAGCCACAACCATCACTGGTAATGTTATCACTACTTTTGGTGCTTCAGCTGCTACTGTGGACTACGCTGCTTTGTCAGCGCAGTTTTCGAAGTACAGGATCGTATCCTGGGGCGTGAAGGTGTACTCGACCCTCGCGCCAACGAACCAGTCCGGGTTCTTTTCGGTTCTGACAAATCCAACGTTTGCGAATGGCATGGATGCTGCTAGCTCCTTCTATGAAGAAGCACGCACATTCCCAGTCACAGAAACATCCGTTCAATGGATCTCCAAGCCGGTCGGAAATGAGTACCTTGAATACCAGCCTATCGCTGGCTCTCATCAGTGGGATGAATGTTGCATTTATGTATCGGGGCTGCCAGCGGCAGCCGTCGGTGCCATGCAATTCGAGGTCTACATTAACTTGGAATGTCAAGTCACAATTGGTGTTGTTTCTGCTGCAATCGCTACACCAGCGGCAGATTCGAAACCCCACATGTTGACTGCCATGGGACATGTCGCCAAGCATCTTGCGGGCACGAAAGTCGCCCAAGAAGCCAAGGAGGGACTCCTGTCTCTCCTTGGGCGCGGTCTCAAGGCTGCTGTCAAAACCGGCCTGACGCTTGCCGGTGCGAACTTTGGAATTTCACCCATGACGAGTTACGCCGCACTGCGTGATCTCTAGTGGGTGCCTCTACCCTCTAGATTCCCGATTTTCGGAAGAGTGTACTGCACTATAAACGTATACCACCCCTACTAGAAAGAACCTGATGACGATCAGGGGGCCCTAAATCTTTCTGGCAAAACGGC